CCCCGCCGCAACTGGAGGGGGGGCCGGGGGATATTTCTACATGCGAGACGGCGCAGGCTACTATCCATCGACGCAAAATACCGGTGGCTCTCAGCCCCATACGCACACACTGGACGGCGCGTCCGGAGAGGCCAACGGCCTGCCTCCGTATTACGCCCTTTCGTACATCATACGGATTTCCTGATCCGGCGGTTGACGTAGCTTGCGGGGCCTTCGGCCAGCCTGTCCGGCACTGTCGGGGACACGACCCTCACCGTGGAGCAGCTGGCCAGCCATACGCATAAATATACCATTGGTAATGGTGGGGCCTGGGAGGCGAGTGGCGCATCGTATCGAGAGTCTACGGAGAACAGATCCCAAATCCCTACGACTTCGACTGGAGGGTCTAAGCCCCACACACATACACTTTCCGGGGCGTCTGGAGAGGCGGATAGCTTGCCGCCATATTATGCGCTTGCGCTGATCATGCGCATCGCATGACGTACGACAGAACATAGTACGGCGGCAGGGAGGACGCCTCCCCAGATGCTCCATCCAGCGTGTGCGTATGGGGTTGAGAGCCACCGACGGCACTGGTGGTTGCTGTCGCCTCCCAGATACCAGTTCCCCCGCCACCAAAACCGCCAGAGGCATTCCCCGTACCTCGTACTGTATGTTTATGACTGGCCAGCTGTGCTTCCGTCAGCGTCGTGTCCCCGACAGTGCCGGACAGACATCTTTAACCGCCGCAATGCGGTATAAAACAAGGAGATTTTGATATGCCCAAAGTAACCGTTGTTCCTGATGACCGCCTTATCATCGTGGATGGGCACGCCCTGTGCTTCGACTATCCGTCTCTGGACGGGATACACGCACTCCAGTGGGACGGGGAGTGTGGCCACATCGAGTGGGAGTACGGTCCCAACCAGCCGTTGGAGGCCGCCGACTATGACGGCCAGGTCGCGCCGTTCGTGGAACTCTGGCAGGCCGAAAAAGCCCGTCTGGAGCAGGCCGCCACCGAGGCAGAGGCCGCCCGTCTGGCTGAGTTCAACAGTGAGGGAAGCCGGTTCGAGCGCCTGCGCGCGGAACGTGACCGGCGCCTGGCTGAGACCGATTATCTGCTGATGGCCGACTATCCCCTCTCCGAGAACCAGCGTACCGTCGTGCAGGTCTACCGTCAGTCCCTGCGCGATCTGCCCTCGCAGGAGGGAGCGCCCTGGGATGGTGGCGGAGAGGAGACGCCGTGGCCGGAAATTCCCACCTGGGTGAAGGCGTAAGGGGGGCAGGATGCTAATCACGCTGTGCGACGTACAGCCGGACATAGTGGATGCCTGGCGGCGATATCTGCCCCAAAAACTGGAGGGAAGTGTAGAGGTCTTGCGGGAAAGCATCATCCACGTGAAGGTGGATGCTGTCACCAGCCCCGCAAATTCGTTCGGATTCATGGACGGGGGACTGGATGCTCTCTATACGCAGTATTTCGGCCCGCAACTCCAGCAACGCCTGCAACGGATGATTCGGGAAAAGGCCGACGGCGAGTTGTTGGTGGGGCAGGCATTGCAGGTTGAGACAGGTTATCCGCCCATCCCCTGGTGCATCTGCGCTCCTACCATGCGCGTGCCGCGCGCTCTAGAGACGGCAGAGCCAGCCTATCTGGCCACACGGGCCGCCGTGCGTTGCGCCCTGCTGGCTGGCCTGAATAGTCTGGCCATCCCCGGCATGGGGACGGGGACAGGCGGTCTGCATCCCCAACGTGCTGCCCGTGCCATGATGCACGCCATCCATGACGCGCTTTTCCCGCGCCCATTCCCCGCCTCGCTGGCCGAGGTATACGCATTTTGATGCAATGGCCTCTCACAAGGAGGCCATATGGCAACAAAACACAAACGGACCACTATGACGGTCCGCCAACTGGCAGAGGACT